TTATCGCACTTATCTTCTAAAGCTCTTTTAATAGATATATGAGTATTTTTATTCGTGTCAATACTTCCTATAATCCCAGCTACTTTATCAGAAGTTTCTTTTCTCTCTCTGTTTATAACGGGTAATACATTAGGAATTACGGTTCCAGGAACTCCTTGCCAAAACATTTGAGAATTTGCAACATAAACAACTTCATCCCAATAAGATTTAATAGTCTTTATAGGGAATACTCCCTTTTCATGACATGCTAATATTACTTTTTTAGATTTTTCAGGTCTATGAGGCATTTTGAAAAAATGAGTAATTAAAATTTCATCTTCCTCGTTAACTGCGCAATTCTCTAAAGTATTAGAAATACATTGACCCAAGTGATATGAATGAGGACCATAAAAAACACAATCTAATCCGTTTTCATTAAATAGATTACATAGATTAATAAAGGCTGTTGTAGAACCTCCTGGATTAGACCATCCTGATAAAATTTTAATCTTAGTCACGCTTTAAAAGTTGGTTATATAATTCTAATCTATGATGTACTACTGTATTAATATTGTAACGCTCATTTACAATTTTTTTCAAATTTTCTCCCATCTGTCTTGTGTGTTTAGGATCTTTTACACATTTAGCGATTGCTTTAGTCCAATCTGATCTTTTATTCTCTCTAGATATCAAATATCCAGTTACTCCATCTTTGAGGACTTCGTCATATGCGCCACAATCAGTAGCAATAAGAGGAATGCCATAACGCCCAGCTTCCATAAGTTTGATTTCAGATTTTGAATCATTAAAGTTGTTCCATTCTAAAGGTGCAATAGCTACATCAATATTTAAGTACATAGATCCATACCTATCAGTAGGCATAGCTTGAAATACAGCCCAATTTTTATGCTTTTGAGGACCTACTAAAATACGAGTATATTCATCCCATACTTTTTGTTGCCAATCGTCAGGACCTTCTTCTCCTATAGGAGGTCTTCCATAGAATCCCCATCTAACATTTTCAGGACCTACTTTAGCATTTACACTAATACCTAGACCTGGTACTTGTTTTACATCCTGCTCATGGTGAATTCCCCCTACCCATCCTATCTTACAAGGTTCTTTTTTAGAGGTTCTGTATCTTTTAGCTAAATTCCAACAAGGTAAATCGAAATCTATAGCATTTTTAATTACAACTAAAGTCCCTAAGACATCTTTTGCAATACGGTCAGCAAATTTTTTCTGAGTTACAGAAACTAAATCTGCGTTATTGTATAGCGTTGCGGTAAGTTCACTTAAATCTCGTTCTTTATAAACCTCATATAATCTATGACCTGGATAAATTTCCGTAAGAAGATCGTCCGTATCGTAATGAATATAACAATTAGTCTCTTTAGCTTTTTTAAATAGTTCGACCATAAAAAGGGGTCCGAAATTAGAGATATTTTGGGTCATCATAATATCACACCAGTCCATATCCTCATGAGCTTCTAGGTATGAGTTAGTTTCCGGGCTCCAGTTTAGAGGGTTTTGATTAATTCTAACTTCTACTTCATCACTGCAATGCTGTTGAAGTTTTTGGAATGGCATTATTGCTCTATAGTAGCTACATCCACCTTCATTGGCGGGAACCACTAATATTTTTAATTTATCTTTACTCATTACTTAGCTTGGGACACTCTTACACGTCCATAAAATTTATCAAAGTCCTCGTATACTTCAAGAGTTTTTCCATCTATTAAATCAACTTCAAGAAATTGAATATCATCATGAGTTGGATTATTAACAGCGGGATTAAAATATGGTCTAATTTGAACAATCTGTGAGGTGTTCAATAGTGCCACTTCATGTCCTCTCTTTGCTTGCGACCAGAAAGGAATAAAGTTCTTCGGATACATTGCAAAATTAACTGGTTTCGCACTAAGTAGTGAACCTAGAAATACGATACCTGCTAATGCAATTAATATATTAAATTTAGTTTTCATAATAAAAAAGGACCACTCCTAAGGATCTGTGAAATTATCGTAATTTAGAAAGTAAATTGTTTAAATACGAGGTAATACTATCCCCAGAAGCAGCCCAACACAAAAAAATAACTCTACTCTAACCCTTTAAGGTGTGAGAGATAATCGTCTCCTTCATCTGATTTAGATTCGGTTGACGTAGATGCAATAGTTCTAACTTGCTCTACGATATCTTCTCCTGTAATTTCCATAGCCATCTTCTTTAAGTCTTCATATGAAGCTACTTTAACAAGACCTTGAATATCATGTAGTGAATCCATCCAAGTTGCTATTTCCATTTCACTTCCAGCCTCTGATTTAGAAGGCTTTGGAGATGATTTATCATAATTCGGCCATTCACCTGATTTATCTTTAATGATTTTAAAGTCATTACCCTCTTTCAAGTCTGTAATATCTCCAAAATCTTCGTCAAAGAAGCAATCAAGAATCTTGCTGAATAGTTTAATACCTACGGATAGGATTTTAACTTGACCTGTTTCACGCTCAACTGCATTTAGATAAAAACGCTTACGAGCTTTAATTTGTCGGGCGATAGCCATATTGCCTTCGTCTTTAGTGTTCCAAAGTTTAAAACTTAGGTCACAAATAGGACAGTCATCACCCTTCACTCGGGGGCAATGGTGGTTCTTATCATTAATACGATGAATACCTGTTTCAGCGTAGAAATTTTCATCCGGGTCTTTAGCCGGTAGGACTCGCACTTGTGTAGTGCCTTCTTCCATCATTAAAAACTTCTTAAGGAAATCTGCTGTGTCTCCAGAAGGTTGTTTATTGATTTGGTTATACTTTTTACGTAATTCTTCGATGTTTACCATGTTATTATTAGTTGTTTAATTAGTTGAAAATAGTTTTGCTTCAGCTCTTTTATTGGCTGAGATTTGTACTAGGCAATCTTTCTGATGGTCTAGCGCGTTAATAAGGCTTTTAGCTAGTGAATACTTGCTATCAGCGTCTGCTAATTCTTGTTTAGCTTTTATAAGGTTGGGAACAGATAATACATACGAATTTAAAGCGCCTTGTGTTACTTTCTCCCCAACAAGTTCAAGATCTGCTCTTCGTTTCTCTCTAACTTCGGATTCTTTCTTATCTAACTCTATTGAGCTCTCATCTCTAACTCGCTTAGCGTAAGATAGAAGAGAAGCAAAATAAGCATAAATTGCAGAATGGTTCATCAACGTAGATTCAATATCAGAATCGTTGATTTGTAAATATTTCTTTGAAATGTTAAGATACTCATGTTCAAAGGTTCCGTACAGGTTTATAATTTCGTTATTCATTGTTCTTTATATTATAGACATTTTTGAAAGATTTTGGAGAAGATTTTCGAGAAAATATAAATTCAAAAAGTTCTGGGTTTAAAGCTACTAGCATCTGCATTATATTAGATGTAATAGTGGTTAGAAATTCATTTCTAATTCCTGGCATTTCGTCGTCATCGCCAAGTCCAAACAGTTGGAACCCTACATGAAGAATTTCATGAAGTAAAGTCCCTTTGTAATCAATTTCATCTTGGCTAGGGTCTACGTAAATTACATTAGTTGTTAAATCCACATAGCCATATAATTCATCTCCATCTACATCAGTTAAATCTTTCTGTATGATTTCATAAGACTTAAATCCTATATGTAAAATATTTGGGTGTTCATAACTCATTACTCTTGTCCTATTACTAGTCGTTGATAATCCATTTTAGCCGGGATAATAAATCTTGCCCTGCCGTTTCTGGATTTAATTATGTAAATTCTAGATTTACCTTTGTCGAATTCTTCTTCGTCTTGATTGATTGAGATAACTAAGTCGCATACACGGGTTTTTCCGTATGAATCTGCTAGCTCGGTATCTGTAATTAGCCTTACTTTTTTACCTTCACGATTTGTTTGGGTAGCTGTCCACATTAAGCACTTATGCTCAATAGCTAATCCTCTCAGTTCTTGAGCTAGGCGCTCTTGAGCTTGGTATTCAGCCATCTCACTATCAGTAGCTAGTAATTCTAAATAATCTACTATAATAACATCCGGTGAAAAGTTTTCGTAATTACTTAACTGATTTAAATAAGCACGAAGTTGGTTTACAGTTGCTCTTTTTGTAGGAAACTCTTTAATCTTAAGCTGACCTCTATCGGGAACTGTAGCGGTGACCTGGTCTAACCTACTTTTAAGGTCGTCACAGCGGTCTTTTAGTTGGTCTTGGCGAATACGTGAGAAAATACTATCGAGTCTCTGTGCTACCCTATCTTCCGCCATCTCTAATGTGATATAAAGAACATCAGCCCCGTCTAAACACGAACGAACAGCTTGATTAGCAAGGTAAAGAGATTTACCTACCCCAGGAGGAGCGACTACCATTGCCAACTCTTTGGAGGCTAACCCGCCTTCTAATGCTTCATTTAAGGATTCAAAAATTGTCCTATGTTCAGCATTATGCTTATCCGAATTTAAACGAGCCCAACGTTCTTCAATATCTGAGAAATAATCTAAACCTAAGTCTACATTACGGCTCACCGTTAATGCACCCCTCATAATAGGTTCTATTTCTGAGTACTTCTTAGATTTAACCATCTCAGCGGAGCGGATAATCGCATCTTTTAATGACTGCTCTTTAGCAAACCCTTCGACTAAATCTAATAGGTAATCTTCATTATTTAATGAGTTTTCATCTAAATTGTTAATAAGAGTTAACTCATCTCGGTAATCCGAAAATAATTCGTTTGAAGTTTTTACCTGTTTTACATCTTCTAAGATAAAATCATCCGATGGTAGTTTTTTGTACTTAATATAGTAATCTACTATAATCTTGTACATCTTTTGGTGTGAAGGGTATTCGAAGTACTCTGCTTTTACCATCGGCATGGCTTGGGTAAGAAACCCAGTATCCGATTTAGCTAAGTATATAATACCTCGTTGGATATTATCTGATAATTCATATGTGGTAGTCATTATTTTATAAAAGCTCTGAAGTTATAAAAATAGATACAAAAAAATTATTACTTTACCAATTGTTTCCAGTAGACCCAAAACCACCCTCATTACGAGATGTTTTTTCAGCAAAGAATGTATCCTTGTCTACGGAGTTTAACGTTATGACTGGAACTTCGTTAATTACCATTTGGGAAAATCTCTCACCTTTAAGGATTACAAAAGGTTCGTCGAGTTTTAAATTTCTAACGGCAACCATAACAGGACCTTTATACCCACTGTCAATAGTTCCAGGTGCATTTGGAATTATTATTGAAAGCTTAGAGTAAGAACTTCTTAATCTAATTTGACCTTCAAACCCAGGTGGGATATCTATCCTTAAGCCTACATCTACTAAAGTAGTTTGATTTGGCTCTATTCTGACATCTTCATTAGAGTATAAATCAAATCCTGCATCATTATCGTGCTTATAAGCTGGATCTGGATTTTCAGAGGTATTTAAAAAATTTATTATTGGCATTTAATTATCCTTTATGTTATGTCCGTCTTCAGACCTTTTTCTATCCTTATCGGACA